ATGAAACATTAGACACTAGCCAAGACAGGAGAAATACATGGCTAATACTACTTTCACAGGTGCTGTACGATCTGAAAGCACCTTCAAAACTGTAAGCAAGAATTCAACTACTGGCGCTATTACTGAGGTCACTACTGTTGGTGACGGGCCTGTCAGCCTTTCTGACGGAAACGTAACCCTCACTAATGCAACTCATAGCGGCAGAATCTTACTTGTCCCTGATGGCGGCCAAGATAACACCTACACATTGCCAGCTCCTATTGCTGGGTCTGTGTTTAGGTTTGTTTATGCTGGCGCAGCCGCTGATGCTACTGACGCAATTATTGTTACACCAGCTAATGCAAACTTTTATATTGGTGGTGTGACCTTATTGGATACAGATGGTGATTCAATCAGCAGTGTTTTTTCTAATGGAAGCTCAAACAGCAGCATTCAATTAAATGTTCCTGCGGGATTTGATGTGACTATAATTGGTTTAAATACTACCAATTATCAAATCTTTGGAAATGTTACGAGTACCACTGCTCCTGCATTTGCTGATCAATAATAGGAGTCAATTATGGCTGATGCGGTAGCGACTCAAACGATACAGGATGGCGGTAAAAACGCCATCTTTCGTTTTACAAATGTAAGTGATGGAACTGGCGAGTCTGCTGTTACCAAAATAGATGTGTCTGCTTTGTCTAATGATCCTATGAGCGGCAAAGCCTGCTCGTCTGTTGTTATTGAAAAGATTTACTACCAAACCATTGGTATGGGCGTAAAGATATTTTTTAATGCATCAACAGATGTTTTGGCATGGCAGTTAGCCGCTGATTGGTCTGACACTTTGGACTTTTCAGAATTTGGTATACCAGATACTGAGGCAACTGGAACAACAGGTGATATTCAGTTTACAACTGTTGGTCATTCTAGTGGTGATGTATATGTAATCGTCATGCAAGTAAGGAAGCGATATGGCTAAACTTGAGATGTTTGTTAACGGCAACTTTGCTGATGGCGAAGAGGTTTATCAGATTGGCACTAAAAACAAAGATGGTAGCGGTCAGACTGCTGACGGCGAATATGACATTGTTGTTTTTGATCCAATGCGTAAGCCTGAAGCTGAAGCTAAGTTAAAGGAGCTTTTAAAAGGTGCTGACGAGCCAGCAAAGAAAAAAACGGAAACGAAGGCGGCTAAGAAAGATCCAGAGACTAAATCGGCTCCGAGAAAAAGAAAGGCTCCAGCAAAAGCTAAAGGCTAATGGCTAGAAACTACAAAGAAGAGTACAAGCACTTTCACTCAAAGCCAGATCAAAAGAAGCGTCGAGCAGGCAGAAATGCGGCTAGGCGCAAGCTTTTGAAGTCTGGTGCCGTGAAAAAAGGCGATGGTAAAGACGTTCATCATAAGGACGGGAATGCTCTTAATAATAAAAAGAAAAACCTCAAGGTAGTTTCAAAGAAAAAAAATAGAGGTTCGTTAAGAGTTAAATGACAATTTCTAGAGCGCAGCAGCAAAAGCAAATTTCTAGCTCTCCAGCTAGGCGAAAAACAAAAAAGCCTACTAAGAAATCGAACAAAAGGAAAAGATAGTATGCCAGATAAAATACTTTCATCTATCAGCCCAGCCTACGGCATTGCTACAGGCTCAGGGCCATACAGAGATCTTCTTGGCGTTGTTGGCAGAGGAGTTTACGACAGGGCCAGAGATAGAAGAGAAAGAAGAAAAGAGGAAAAAGCAAAAGCGGCAGAAATGGATAAAATAGCTAATCGAGATGGCGCGTCCTCTTACAACACAACAATTGAAAAAAAGATGATGAGCGGCGGCAGAACAAAGTCTATTGATGGTTGTGCTGTTAAAGGCAAAACTAAGCCCCCGGTATTTTAAATGGCTACTAGCGGAACATATGCTTTTAATCTAGACCTTGGCGATGCAATAGAAGAAGCCTTTGAACGGGCTGGTCTTCAACTTCGTGGAGGTTATGACTATAGGACTGCAAGAAGAAGTATTGATCTGTTAATGCTTGAATGGCAAAACAGGGGATTAAACCTTTGGACGGTTCAAGAGGGAAGTCAGGCTCTTACTGCTGGAACCAGCAGGTATACTTTATCTGGCGATGTACTTGATCTTGTTGAGGCTTTTATAAGAACCGATGCTGCTGATGTAAGCAGTCAGTTCGACCAGACATTAAGCAGAATCTCCATAAGTCAATACGCACACCTTTCAAACAAGCTTACTCAAAGTAAGCCTCTTCAGTATTATATCGAAAAAGATCCTTCTGCTATTTCTGTAAATCTTTGGCCTTCTCCAGATGACCAAAAAACATATACTTTAATTTACTATTATATGCAGCGAGTAGAAGATTCTGGTTCTCCAGCTTCCAACAACATAGACATACCTTCAAGGTTTCTACCCTGTTTAGTTGCTGGGTTGGCTTACAAGTTAAGTATTAAGTACGGGCCAGACACCAACAGAAGCACATTTTTAAAAGCTGATTACGAAGAGCAATGGACTGAAGCTGCTGATGCAGACAGAGGAAAAGCTTCTTTGTATATATCACCCGGAGGCTATGCAACGATATGACAAGTTTTGCTGCTGGTAAATACGCCTTTGGTTATTGTGATCGCACAGGCTTTAGGTATGCCAAAAAAGACTTAGTGCCTCAGATAGAAAACCAAAGACCAACGGGATTATTGGTTGGCAAAGATGTTCTTGATGAGGATCAGCCTCAGTTACAGCTTGGCAAGATCAGAATGGATGACCCTCAAGCGTTGAGGAATCCAAGACCAGATCAATCTTTAAACCAAAGCAGAAAGGTTTTTGCGTTTGATCCTGTTGGCGGAGGAGTTACTTCTCTTGGTAGCAGGACGGTTGGTTTAGATATAGAGGCCGAAGTTGGGCGAGTTACGGTGACTACAAGCTAATGGCGTGGACATATACAACATTAAAGAACGCTGTTCAAGATTATCTTGAAACGACAGAAACTACATTTGTCAATAATCTTGGCGTTATCGTTCAACAGGCGGAAGACAGGATTCTTAAAACAATCCAGCTTCCTGATTTTAGAAAGAATGTAACTGGAAATACAACTGATGGGACGGCGTATCTTAGTATGCCTTCTGACTTTTTAGCACCTTACTCTCTTGCTGTTGATAATAGCGGCTATGAGTTTTTGCTATTTAAGGATGTCAGTTTTATACGAGAAGCGTACCCAGTTGGGACTACCGAAGGCATACCAAAACATTATGCGGTTTTTGATGAAAACTCTTTTATATTAGGGCCAACACCTAATGCAAACCTAACAGCAGAGCTTCATTATTTTTATAAGCCAGAGTCTATTACAGCGTCTAGCGATGGTACTAGCTGGCTAGGAACAAACGCTGAAAGCACATTACTTTATGGCTGCTTGGTTGAGGCATATACGTTTCTTAAAGGAGACCCGGATATGCTGAATTTATACACAGCAAGATACGAAGATGCTTTAGGTAAGTTAAAGACTCTTGGCGAAGGGTACAGCACTACAGACAGTTATCGGTCTGGGTCGGTTAGAGTAGGAAGGCAGTAATGATTGAAGTTGGTACTAGTGGTGTTGGAAGCGTTGATGTAATTACTACTAACAATGCAGGGTTGCCCGTTGAGCATTGGGCGCAAAGAGCGACAAACACGATTGTTTCTGTTGGGGGCAATAGTCACCCGATAATACAAGAGCAGGCGGAGGCTTTTAAGGATCAAGTATTTCATGCAGTTAAGTACTACATGGATGAAGCTGTAAAAAGCGATAGAACAACTTTAATTGCTCAACTTGAGTTAAACGGTCATAAAGACATGGCTGACATTCTAAGGAGACTATAATGGCGATTACCCAGGCTGTGACTACCTCGTTTAAATCCGAGTTGTTACAAGGAATACATAACTTTCACAATGGATCGGGCGGTGGCACTACAACCACTACAGGTACAGGCAATACATTTAAGATTGCTTTATTTACTAGCAGCGCAACAATGTCTGCATCTACTACGGCTTATGCGACAACTAACGAAGTCTCTGCTACAGGAACAGGTTATACGGCTGGCGGTAATACGCTAACTAATGTAGATCCGACTACATCAGGGACTACAGCACTGACAGATTTTGCCGACACCACATGGTCTAGCAGTTCAATTACCGCGAGAGGAGCATTGATTTATAACTCCTCTACTACCGCAGGATCAGCTAACAGAGCAGTTGTTGTACTGGATTTTGGTGCAGATAAAACATCTACAAGCGGCGACTTTACTGTTGCTTTCCCAACACCAGATGCGAGTAACGCAATAATTAGGATTGCATAAGGTCTGATGTGGCAGATGTCAAAGTTGCATTTGATGGATGG